CCGGCTTCAACCAATCAAAATTATAGAGCATACACTTCACTCCTTAAACTTTATAGACGCCAGACATGCCATTCAAAGACTCAGTGTACAGAGCATATCGGTCAGTATCACAAGCATGGTCATGCTCTTTCAAAGGCTTATCCAAGCCTACTCGTTGAGCATTTGGATCCCATACGTACGATGCATATTCCTGCTCAGTATTGACACAAGACTTATCGATAAAGTACTTACCACATGTCAGGCGAGTTGCGACATGTCTGATACCACTGATAACGTCATTATCAGCATTCAGCACACGATATCCAAGGCGCATCAAAGCCACTTTCCACGAAGCCGCTGACGGGTCGCAGTACACAGCCCACGGCTTAATGCCGTCGAGCCATTTCTGGAACTCCACAACGAACTCAGCGTCGGTTTGCTGCTTTTTACGCTTCTTAGCGTCATAGTAGAACTCACGAACCTTCAGCATTAACGGCATTCCAGATCTATCAGTGTCTGGGAACTTAGCATACAAGCCCCAAGACATGACAGTTGAGGTACCGTAGTCGCATCCAACCAACCAGCGAATAGCGCTCGGATGCACACCACTCTGCTCAATGTACTTAGCAGTATCGATCATGTGCTTGTCTGTTGCGAACATATCGTACACGCGGCCTTCTGCAGCAACCCAGTTGCCCAGAATCATGCGCTCGTACCAAACACCCGTGTACATCTGCTTCAAGTCTTCAATGTAGGACTGACTCAAGCTGAGATTGTCCTCCATCAAGAACTTCCAGACTTTTTTGTTGGTGATCTTCGGATTCGTAATATAATCGGTGTAGAACCAATGGTAAGGACTGTCCGGGTTGCAGTTACAGAAGCACATCGCTCCCTCAACTGACAAACGAGCCATCAACTGGTTGAACACGCTCTGTGGATACAAGTTAACCTCGTCACACAGAGCTCCAGCAAAAGTTGCGCCTCGAATCTTGGACTCAGCGTCCTCATTGTTAGCGCCGAAGCAGTACACGCGTCTGTTGAAGATACGCAACTCACCCTGCTGTCGATTTGTCCATTTATAGTTTTGAATGCCTACAGTGTCGAACAGGTCATTCAAAACATTTCGCTGTAAGGTGGCTGTCGTTCGCCCGAGCATGGCGACATCTCCAGGAGGACCAGAGATCAAGTACGACAGCCACCGGACAGTACATGAAATCGTCTTTGACGAACGAACTGCTCCATGAGCTATGTTCAACTTCGCATCAGAGTTGCGAATAAAATCCAGTGCCTTAGGCGAAAATGGCCTCCAATCAACCATTATGCACCACTGCCTCGAATCGCTTCAGTCAGAGCTCTCAGCCCCGTAACAGCAGCATCCTCAGGACCATTCAGCATGCGATCCACCTCAGACATGGTCTTTACAGCCTGGCGAATCTCACCACCAAGACCAATGTACAAATCAGTCATCGGCTTAGTGAGCATTTTAGCCATTTGGATCTGCAAATCCTGATCCTCTTCCGGAATGTTGCTGGTTCGAGCCAGCTTGTTGATCCTGCGACCCATTGCTTTCAGAGTCACAAGGTACTCACGGCTGACAGCTTCCAGCATGTCCATCTCGCGCAGCTTAGCCCTACGCACCAAACTGTCACGAGTCGGTTGCGCGGGCTGAGTTGAGGGAACGTCCGTCACGAGAACGCCAGGCTCGAACTTGTCGAACTCGCTCGGTTGAGTAGACTCGATGACTTCGACGTCCTCAGGCCGAACCAGAGGAGTATGATACAGAGCGTGCAGCTTAAGCTCGTTAGTCGAAACGCCATACTCTTCAGCAATGCTCTCAACAGTAATGCCTTTTTCCTTATCAGTCAACTCCAGCAACATGTTCTCAATGTCTGCTCGCTGGCTATGTTGACAAACTCTACACATAAGCTCACACTCCCTTCAGTTCAAAATTTAGTGTTGAATTCATGCAAATTGTTCTTGCATCTTCCTCAATTCTATTATATAATAAAGATGAGCAAAATGCAAGTAAACTGAAAGAAATTTTTTCAGAAATTATACTTTTAATGTTTCGCAAAGCTAGAATGAAAGGAGCGCTTTTATTGTACTCTAGAACAATGTACCGAGATATCGCTGGCGGAAATCCTGTTGGAGCTCGCCTATTCCAGGATCTAAACGAGCATTGGGTTGAATGGTTGAGGATTGTGTCCGAGAGCCTCTGGATCCGAGGCTGGTCTAGGTCTAAGCTCTTTCTCGAGCCAGACAGTTCCAATATTGACTGGAGAGCAACACCAAATGGCGTTATGTTGAAGGATCTAAGACTAGGACTGCTTTGCGGAGACACCCCGGGAGTCGCAGCAGTTGCGCACACTATACTACTCGAAGCTACCTGGAATGTAGGCTTCCTTGGACTCGAGCAGTCGGATTCGGAAAATTTTACCCGGCTTGTCTGGTTGAGAGGTACTAAGCTCGACCGTAATAATCGCGCAACCGGAACGCAGATCTCTAGCATGCGAGACCTGCAGGCTCCCATTTGTATTCCTGCAGAATATGGCTCACTAGACCGCTGGCTGTACCCCATGTGGCTACACGCCCATCGTTGAGAGATCGCACAACTGATTGGTTGAGGGGTTGAGCGGCTGGTTGGTTGAGAGGTCACCCAGCTGATTGGTTGAGGAGGTTGAACAGTTGAGATGGAGAGCCCCGGAATTTTTTCTCGGGGTACCGGCTCTACAATCTGTGAAATTTAGGCACTGGGAATTTTTCTGGTAACACCTGTTCTAAAAATCTCGAAATGTTTTAGCAGGTAAAACCTGGCATTACTGCATTAGTGTAGTATAGTAGTACTCAAACAAATGGTAAAATAGATAAAAAACAGCACTGCTCTTTATGTAAAAGTTCACAGGAAATTTCGGAAAAAAGCTTGATTTTTTCCGAAACTGTTACTATAATATGGATGTAAGATAAAGAAAGAGAGTACAAAAGAAAAGCAAGAAAAGTTGAAAAAGTACTTGATTTCTGGATCAAAAGAGACTATAATATGGATGTAAGATGAAGGAGGACATCACAGATCAGTGAACCGGACGCAGTTCCGGCCTGGGTCAGTCAGGCGGCACCTTGAAAATTGAATAACAACTCAGCACTGAGCACAGGGGCTCCAACCCTTATGTTGAGCGAGCAGCCACAGAGCTTGCGATAACCTCACATAGGAAGCTAGAGCGGTGCGTACGATGCGAAGGAGTTGAAACGTACAGCCAAGTAGCCTAAGAGCAGGTACCAAATGCGCTCCGTATCATGCAGAACTCCAACCTAGCATGAAGGTGAAAGCGGGCGACGTTAGCTGGCACACCATATCTCAGCAGGTGTGACATGAACCGTCTAAAAGAACCTCGCGTGAGCACCCACGCGAGCTAACGCATGAGAGAGTCGTAAATGCTCATGCAGGTGCAGGTTCTAGCGAGGCATCCGTCAAAAGCCTCGCCCCATTAAGTAAGGGCAGCTAGTCCCTAAACCACCTAGCATTTGAAAGGAGTTACTATGCCTAAGAAGAACATCACCAACGCTGAAGCTGTCGCTCAGAACGCTACCGCCTATGTCGGCAACGAGAACCTCACCGTCCTGGACCAGACCGAAGGCCTTCTGATGTGGGCCGCTGAGCGGTATCCGAACGCTAGCCTGCGTAAGCTGGCAGCTGCCACCAACCTGTCCTACCCGGTGCTGCTGAAGCGCTCCAAGGCACCTGTTGCCGGCCAGCCGTACGATCCGGAAGCCACCAACTGGAAGGCTGTTGCGGAGTATGTGGTCAGCCATGATGTGCATCTCGAGGATCTCGACTGGGAGGCTCTGAATGCTCCGAAGCAGCGTGCTGGCACGGTTGGTGTTGGCAAGAGCTTATCCGACTATGCAGTTGGCCAGAAGGTGTGGCTGCGTCGAGATAACGAGGTCCCGTACCAGATCGTCTACATGACTGAGACGCACGTTGTCCTGCTTCAGGATGACTCCACCGAGCCTATTGCCTGGAGTGCTACGACGTTCCTGCTCAATGGTCCGGCTCTGCAGCCTCGTACCAAGAAGATCAAGGCCACCGTTGAGGACGAGATCGAGGAAGCGTGAGCTTCCCGGTCTCGGAAAGTTGAGGAGGTTGAACATGAAACTCAGGACTAAACGCGCAATGTGCGTGATCGTCGGTATCGGCGGAGTGCTCCTGATGGCGATCACGGCAATGCAGTCCGACGCAGTCAACATGCAGTTGAGCACGATCATCCGCCAGGAGGCCTTAGGCCTTGCAATGTGCTGGGGCGGATTCTACAAAGGAGGTTACCTGCAGTGAGCTATGAGATCCCTGAACCGAGCCTGACTCCTAAGGAGCCGAGAGTCCTGCACTACTGCACCTGTTGCGGAGGTGAGATCTACGAGGGCAAGGAGTACTACCATCTCGAGACACTCAACCCGAGCATGCGCGTGTTGAACGTCTGCAAAGACTGCATGCGATCCTCGAGTCGGGTTGCGGGGGAGGATGACTGAGTGCAATTCCTGTCGAAAGAGAATCAGCGTCTGTTGAGACACATGAGGCGCAAGGCCAGCAGGCGCTCCAAGCAGCGCGCTAGGTACAACAAGCAGCATCCCTTAGGTACAGGTCCGTTGACACAACCACTTCGGCCAGTCAAGATCGGCATTGTGGCCTTCCTGATTGACCTGCTAGCACACAATGATTACTAAGCATCAGGCTGCGAGTGCAGTCATAGGTTGAGAGAGGAGGTGATCGCACTGAGACGCAAACGGAGCATCAGCTGGATTCGGATCATCCTGGGTGCGATTCTCATTGCCATTGATCCAGCGTTTCTCTTCGGTCCCTGTGCACTGATCGGTGTAGCGTTACTAATCGCTGGATTGATTGGTGAAGACAGGACACGTGACTGAAAAAACAAAAAAGCTTCAAAACCAGTTGATTTTCCACACCAAAGTGTATATAATATAATTGTGGTAGAAATACCACACAAATCAACAACTTTGGGAGGATTATTACAATGAAAAACCTGTACAATCACTTCAATCGCACCGGTTACTCCAAAATCAATTGGTGCACCAACCTTGACGTTATCAACACCCGTCGCAAAGTCTTCGACGAAATCAAAACCGTCGAAGAAAAGCCCAACCCCAACCGCAGATGCAAGAACTACCCCCTGCGTACCTTTGAGTACAAAGACTTCTGCTTCGTTGAAACGCTCAACACCCGCGCGGGGGACCGTGGTGACCTGTACTACGCACCCACTGGTGAATTGGTTGCGACTGACGCTGACTTCTACAACTTTAACACATTCGTGTGCTGGTTCTACAACTACCGTTGAACACATCAGTTGAAGGGGCGGGTAACCGCCCTTTCTTTTTGTGCAAACGCGCGACTGGTTGAGCGATGTCAGTCAACTGGTTGAAGGGGATAGCTCCGATCAGGTGTACTGCACACAGACTCAATCACTCAGCCCATGCACTGCAAACTCAACCAATCACCACCAAAGGTAGAGTGCACATTGAAAACTAAAGAACAATTTTTTGTAACCGAAAAAACGGGGTTTTTGGAGCTCTAGAAATGACGCTCGCGAGACCGCTGTTTGACTAACTAAAATGAAAACCGTTCAGTTCCGTTTCTGCTCCCTTTTCATTCCATTTCATTTCATTGTTTCTCATTTTTCTTTAATAATAAAAATAATAATGAATAATAAAGAAAAGAGAAAGGAAGAAAAGGAAAAAGAGAATGACCAGTACTGACTGAATGAAATCATGAAAGTTTCAGTGAAATCAGTAAAAACAATTGGTCAGTCAAACACATGGTTCTCGAGCACCATATTTTCGCGCCAGAGAGTGTCGTCTCCCACGTTACAAAATTTAGTTTACTACTTCGAAAGGAGGTTAAACCTTAAATGTACTGCAAAGTGACTCATCCGATCCTAAGCTATGCAGCAGTCCAGCAGCAACACCAGCAGCTGGACCAATTCATTCTCAACCTGCAGACCCTGCCGGGCGCAACTCAACTGACTCCGCTAGCAACTGTGCTCGACTCAACCCAAGGCGATGCAAGCTGGTTCGCAAGTCCTCGCAATGCGCAACTGATGCTGGAGACAACTCAGCTCAACCCAACTCAACCCAACTGCGAGCTACCTAGACGAGAGCTAGAGCCGGGTGAAGCTGGCTCACCATTGTTATACCGAGCAGCTGGGTGCAATCGAGCTCGAAGGTGCTGCTGCACTTGCACCAAGCTCTGTGCTCATCGATGCTTGCATGACTGCTTTGTGCGCCTGTGGCTCTGGAAACGCGAGCTGGACTCGCTAGGCGTCGCAACTAGCTCAGCTCAGCTGTCTCAACCAGCGCAGCCTGGCGAGGGCACGAGAGACGGGAGCACCCGATTGGTGTCAGCAGCAAGCCCGTATTTCGCAACTCAATGCGCGGTGCTGAATGTGTACACTAGCTACAGGCAGCTGTCACAGGTCATTGGCTCAACTGTCTCAGCGAGAATGAACACGCACATTCGAGAAGCACAAGCTCGAGGCGGCACCAACCTCAACGCGATGGACTACTCGATGCAGCTCAAGCTCAATGCAAAGGGAAAGCCGATTGCAGACCCTGACACTGGCAGGCTGGAGGTCCTGTACTGGCCTCAATCAGGCTTGTGCCCATTCTGCTTGCCGGACAGAAGTTACCAGCTCAAAAAACGAATGAAGAAAGTAGGTATGCCTAAATGAGTATGGATGCTGTTGAATATGTAAAGCGACGGAGAAGAATGTGTGATTATTATGCGAATTGTGGTGATTGCCCAGCGTGTGACTATGAATGGTGTTCATCTCTTAATGGGATTCCTGAGATGGTTCCTATTGTAGAGCAATGGACAGAAGAACATCCTGTTAAAACGAGACAGAGCGAATTTTTGAAGCAATGGCCGGATGCTGGGATTGGTGGTGATGGATTGCTGGCTGTTGCTCCATGCCAGTTGAACCTTGAGTTGATTCATGGTGGATCTGCAAAAGATTGTGAAAGTAGAGGAGTATGCGATGAGTGCCGCCGCGAGTTCTGGATGCAGGAGGTGAAATAATGGATGAGCATGACTGATCTTCAACTAAAGTGTACGTGCACTAGAGACTGTGTCAACAGATCCGCAACCTGTCACGGCGAGTGTGATGCATATAAAGCATACGAGCGTGAGAAGCATGCTGAATATGCAGCTCGAGCCGATTGCGGAGCGCTGAACCCTAGCATATCCCCAACAGTAGGTACGAAGCAGAGAATGAACCATGCTAAGTGGTTGAAGAAAAATGGAAGGTGGCATAAGTAATGACTAATAGCGACTATATCCGGCAGCTGAGTGATGGTCAGCTAGCCAGTGCCCTGATGGGTACGTTCACTCACCAATACTGCACAAGCCCTAATCCGCGCAAGTGTCCTAAGAGCTGGGACTACGACCAGAACTGCTCACCGTGCGAGTCCTGTGTACGTAAATGGTTGAAGGAGGAGAGACGTAGTGAGCACTAATGAAATGCGCTGGATTCTGATGTGTCAGTATGGTGGCGCTGAAAAGTGGCAGCAGAGAGTGAGAGCTATGAGCGAAGCTCAAGTGCAAGCCGTCTACCTGAGGCTGAAACAGAGCAATAAACTTCGGGTTCCTAATTCGGTACACACCCCTCAACAGAACTGATCGGATTTGTTTCAGTTCAAACAATTTTCAAAAATCTCAACAAAAGACTTGATTTTCTCGAGCAAAGCATCTATAATAATAATGTAGATAAGAACTAATACAAAACAAATTTGGAGGTTTACTATGAACAACATTGAACAGATTATGGAAATCAAAGGCGTGCAGCCTTCCCTCAAGGCGTTTGCCGGTGTCTTCGATCTGAATCCGGTCCGTCTGTACTCGGTTGCGAAGCAGCCGAAAGAGGGCGTTGTGTATGACGCCAAGGTCTTCAACTGGGACGCAATCGAGCGCTTCATCAGCCGTCGTCTGGATGCTGACAAGGGTCTGGCTACTCTGGAAGATGTCGTCGATGCTGCTATCAAGATCGATGCTCAGCTGAAAGAGAACGACGGTCGTCGCAAGACTGCTGGTGGCAGTTACGGTGCGAAGATCGAAGTCGATGGCCAGATGATCGCTCAGAGACGCTACCCGAGCTACGAGATGGAGAACCATCAGATGATCTGCCTGAAGGGCGACGTTGAGGTCTATGCCATCGTGATGCAGACTCTGTCTCACACGGTCCTGCGTCCTCTGGCTGAAGCTCTGCTGGAAGGCACCGAGCCCATCTTCAAGGGCAACGACATCAAGGTCATCTCGAACGGCATGCTGAACATGAAGGGCGTTGCGCCTGCTGGTCTGGCAAAGGCTGTCGAGGATCGTTTCAACGGCACGTATGCCCAGGAGCTTGCCGACGAAGCTCAGCGTAAGGCTGATGCTGCTGCGGCTAAGGCTGCCGAGTAATCGCTCCAGGCACGGCATCCTGCCGTGCTATTTGTGAGCGTTGCTCATAGTAGGAGCCCCGAACTGGTTTTGACTTCCGCTAGTTCGGGGCTCTTTTGAAGACAGGTAGTGTAGCATTTATTTTGAACTAAAGGAGGTGGTAGTTCCGTGGAGGGATATTGCTGGTGCCCGGGGTGCAGAAAGTGGGTGCCAGAGCAGTTGATGAACCGAGAGTGCGATCCTGAAACCCATCAACTGATTCGCATATGCACTCCGTGCTTGGAGGGAGTCTCAGCAACAAACTCATACGTGCTCGATGAGTATCACGAGCAGACGCGATGCGTGTACTGTAGGAGCTATAATACAATCGAGCTGAAAGATCAACAGTACAACAAGTTTTTCTGTAATACTTGTAGAAGGGAGTTTTTCAGAGTATGAAAGGTTTCATACACATTGAGTCCATGGACAAAGAAGGCGCTTTGAAGTGCGAGGCTAACTTGTCCGATGTTAGCAAAGTCGATCGATATCAAGCGCTTGACGCCGCTTGTAGACTGCTCAAGATGGACAATCGCGACTTAGCGCTTTTCTTCGCTGTAAGGTCTGCGGGCGCATTTGACCAGTGTCCTGCTCAGAGCAAGGAAGCGAGCGTAGCGCTTGGTGATACCGACGAGCTGCTGCGCCAGTATCGAGAAATGAAGAAGGAGGATACCGAGAATGGCAATGGCTAAGAGATGTGACCGATGCAATGCATACTTCCAGATTTCTAAGAATAAGCCCAATGTGGTAGCGATTGCATACGCCGATTATCGCGGCGGCATTGATGGTACCAGTCAGTATGGCGGCTGGCAGGATCTGTGTCCTGAGTGCATGGATGCGTTCAGTGTCTGGATGAAAGGTGCAATGAAGGAGGTACAGTTCGTTGAAAGTTGATGTATCTGAAATCAAAACATTCAAGGCGTGCAAGCGTCAGTGGCAGCTTACCTCAAGAAATAAGTTCCACCTGAGACCGATGATCACGCCACCTGCATTTGCTTTCGGCACGATCTTTCACGAGGCATTAGCGCAGCTGTACTTGGATGTGCCTCTGGATAAGGTCATGGAGATGGTGCGCCGTGAGATGCAGTCTGACACAGATGCGGCTCTGCTTGCTATGGTTCCTGGCTACTACAAGAATGTGCTGCCGGACGATCTGGAGCGGTTCACTGTGCTGGACATCGAGCACCATTTCGACATTATACCAACAACAAGCTTCGGTGAGTATCTGTTTCCTCTAGTCCCCTCAACAGATCCGAAGACTGGAGAGCGTATCTATGATGCAAATGGCAATCCGGTTATGGAGCCTAGTTTAACGATCTGCGGCTCAATCGACATGATTGTGCTGGACAAAGAGGAGGGTAAGATCTACGGCTTCGAGCACAAGACTTGTAAGAACTTCAGAGACGAGTCTTATCTGTGGCTCGATGAGCAGCCTCGAGTCTACACCTGGGCGTTACAGGTGTTCGTTAAGGAGTACAACCAGAAGCACGGTACGCAGTACGAGCTGGGTGGTGTGTATCTCAACGAAGTCAAGAAACTGCTTCGTCAGTTCCAGTACCACAGAACGCTGTGTACGTACAGCGATGAAGACCTGGACAACTTCATGCTTGCTTTCTTCAACGATTGTAGAGAGTGCAAGCATATGGTTGATAGCAACTCGTACGCGGCTCCGAAGCCCAGCTATATGGGTTGCAGCATGTGCTCGTTCAAGACAATTTGCTCAACTTACATGTACGAGAATCTGGACAGAGAGAAGATTCTGCATGAGTTTAGCGAGGAGTTTGTTGAGCGTACTGAAGATCACTTGGAGGAGAAAACAGAGAGGAGCGTCGAGTGATGATTTGTATAAAGCCATCGTACTGTGCACAAGCCTTGCGTGTAGATACTATCGGCAATGGATCTCGAGATGCTCTTCAAAAGTTCTTGCTGGACTTCTGTGATTCGGAGATAGATATCGTGTGCTTGGAGCTGCATAGCTATGAGAAGAGCATCGATTGTCTAGCGACATCACTGCGAAAGATTTCTATCAAATGCAAGCTACCTGTATGTGTAGCTCGTAGGTTTAACAATCGTATCTATGTATGGAGAAAGGAGTTATTGGAGTGACACGGACAATTCATGAGACATTGCTGCACTTAGGTGTGCCAGCAAACCTGCTTGGTTTCGAGGCTTTGACAATTGCGATCGAGCTGACGCTCAGAGATCCTAGCTATATGTACAAGGGTATTACCAAGAGGCTGTATCCAGAGGTCGCGAAGCGTATTTCGTACGATGCGACAGCATCTAGTGTTGAGCGTGCTATGCGGCATGCGATCGAAGCTATGCATGATCATACGGACCCAGAGGTCGTAGGTGAGTACTTTGGCAACGTTATGAGTGCCAGCAAGGGCAAGCTGACAAATAGTCAGTTTATTGCTCAGGTAGCAACGAAGTTGCGAGACCGGAAGAATGCTGGTGGTCAATTCTAAGCGATATAGCAGTTTGAAATTAAGTGTACCATATAAAAGAAACTGAAATTTTTATATCAGTGCACTTGATTTCTGCTGCTGAAGCATCTATAATATAGATATCTCGAGGAGGTGATTAGATGCAGATTATTGATTTGAATAAGCCCGACACTGATCCGATATTCGCTCTGGTGTACGGAGCAAGTGGTACTGGTAAGACTCATTTGATGGGTACAGTGGGCGAGCTTGGACGTACGTTGATCATCGACATTGACCAGGGCATCAAGACGCTTCGTAATGCTCCAGACTTGCTGCAAGCGCACTACACTGACAACATCACTGTTGTGGACTTCACTAAGTTCCAAGACCTGAACGAGGCGTACAAGCTGGTCGAGGCTAATGACCCCAAGAAGTGGTCGCAGAAGTTCGGAGTACCGATTACTCAACCGTTCGAGTGGGTACTCTGGGACACCTGGTCTGAGATTCAGTGGTACATGCTGGAGGAGTTGAGAAGCAAGGACGCTGAGATGAAGGGATCAGGTCTCAACTTCAGAAAGAATATTCAGATTCAACACTGGGGTATGATGACGGATCTGAATAAGCTTGCAGTCCAGCAGCTGCGTGCCTGTAAGGTAAATCAAGTGTTTACTATGCAGGAGAAGTTGGATAAGGACGAGATCAGCGGCGTTATCTATGGCGGCCCTGCTATCCACGGTAAGATGGTTCAAGAAATGCCTGCTTACTTCGACGTGGTTGTGCACACGTACACTGATCTTCAGGGTCAGTACTGCGCAACAACGAAGTCGAAAGGTAAGTGGCCTGGCAAGACTCGTCTTGGTGTTGGTGTCGACATCAAGAACCCGACAGCTAAGCAGCTGTTCTCTAAAAACTAAATATAACCTGTGCCAGAGAACCAGGTTATAAATATAAAACTGGAGGTATTATCCATGAAAAAGTTCAAACTGTTGATGAGAAGTGTTCCGAGTGCTGTAGTTGCTCTCTTTGTTGTGTCAGTTGTTCTGATGAACTTACTGGCAAACAAGGAAATCGACACAGGTCTAAGCTGGCTGGCTCTCGACTGCGGCTTTACAGTGTCGTGGCTGAGCTTCCTGGTAATGGACATGATTACAAAACGCTTCGGCGCTAAAGCTGCTATTCAGATTTCAGCATTTGCAGCAGCGTGTAATCTACTAGTAGCTGGTGTTATGCTGGCTGTGAAGTTCATTCCTGGCAACTGGGGTGCGTTCTACGATTTCGGAATGGTCGAGGTCAATCAGGCTCTGGACAACACTATTGGCGGTACATGGTATGTGCTGGCTGGTAGCACGCTTGCGTTCTTAACTTCGTCTGTAGTGAATGCAGTTATCAACGCACTCATCGGTCGAGCGAGTACACAGAAGGGCTTTGGTAGCTTTGCTCTTCGGTCTTGGCTGTCTACTATGATTGCTCAGTTCGTAGACAACTTTGTATTCGCGTTGGTCGTAAGTCATGTCTTCTTTGGCTGGTCTATGCTGCAAGTTGTGACGTGCTCGTTCACAGGTTGTATTATGGAGCTGCTGTGCGAAATGATCTTTAGTCCGATTGGATACAAGGTCAGTAAGCAGTGGGAAGACGAGCATGTTGGACAGACGTATCTAGAGGAGGTAGAGAAGTGAACGTAGTTATCACTGGCACGTCTCGAGGTATCGGCAAGAAGGTTGCTGAGCTGTTTCTGAAGCAGGGCAACATGGTGCATGGTATCGATCTGCTGCCTAGCACTATCAAGGACTACAAATACCAGTACAGACATCACATTGTGAATGCTGCAGATGCGTCTGCACTGCCTGATATTGGTGCTGTAGAGTATCTGATCAACAATGCTGGCAGCTGGGATCAGGACGTTGACAATATTGAGGCTAATCTCGAGACTGTAATCGCGTGTACTGAGAAGTATGGACTGCAGCCTAACATTAAAGCCATTGTCAACATCGCCTCAACGAGTGCGCACAACGGTGCTGAGTTTCCGCGATACGCAGCTGCTAAAGGTGGTGTGCTTGCGTACACTAAGTGGACAGCTGCCGAGGTTGCTAAGTACGGTGCTACGTGTAACAGCATCTCACCTGGCGGTGTGGTCACTAAATCGAATGCGCACATTCTACGGAATTCAGAGCTGTGCCGAGAGGCGCTGAATGAGACGATGCTCGGTAAATGGGCAACTCCAGGCGAGATTGCGACTTGGGTGTACTTCGTAGCCACTGTCAACAGAAGTATGACTGCACAGGACATTATCATCGACAACGGAGAGCTGGCTAAGTTCAACTTCGTCTGGTAATACCAAACTCTAAAGGGAGTCACTAACGGAGTATAAACAAGTAGGGTCACCGTGCAAACCGGGAGTATATAGAGCTATAGCCAAGTGGTTAAGGCACGAGATTTTGACTCTCGCATCGCTGGTTCGAGTCCAGCTAGCTCTGCCAGCTCGAAAGAGCAGAATTTATCATCCACCCGAGATGAAGTCGGTACAGGATGGCAACGATAATAGCCTACCCTGGGAAGGTACTTTATGTTGAACCTCGATTTTTCCAGCGTCCCGTCCCGCGAGCCTCTCGATGAAGGCGTGTATGATCTGACCATCGCTAAGATCGAAGAGACCACGAGCAGCACCGGCAACCCTATGCTGAAGGTTGAGTACGACGTCAATGGCGTCGAAGGCAAGCGCAAGCTGTGGGACAACTACGTTCTGATCGACAAGTGCCTGTGGAAGGTCAAGGAGCTGTTCGATGCTCTGGGCATTGACACCAGCGAGCTGGTCGAGATGGATGTCAGCGAGCTGCTTGGCATGCAGGTCAAGGCCAAGGTCGTTCAGGAGACCTACAACGGCGATATCGTCAACAGAATCAAGAAGGTTATGCCGGCTTGATACTACATGGAGCGGCGAGGCAACTCGTCGCTCCAATTAGCAGAGGAGGGATACATTGGCCCTTATTTACGATGAGTTTATAGCTTTCTCATCTGCACAAGGTGATCAGCTATACGCTAACTGCCCCTTCCATCCAGACAAGACGCCTTCATTTACAGTCAATACGACTACACACGAGTGGTACTGCCATGGGTGTAATAAGGGTGGTTCGGAGAAGGAGTTCTTAGCAGAGTACTTTGATGTGGAGCCAAAGATCGGCAAGTATGCATTTGAGTACTGGGAGACTAAGGGCACCTTGCCATTTCCAACAGAGCAGCAAGTTGAGAAGTATCATCAACAGTTGCTCAAGAGTCCGAAGGACTTAGCTATCCTGCAAAGTTTTGGCATTACTCAGCAAACAATAGAGGAGTTGAAGTTGGGGCTAGACGACTTCAGAATTATCTTCCCAATCAAATCTAGACGTGGTTACTGGGTCAATCTTCGTCGGTATCTGCCTCCTCAACGTAGAATTGCCGAAACGAAAGAGCCAAAGTGCTTGAATGTTCGAGGTCTTGGACAAAGACGCTACTGGCCTTACATAGCGTTTGACAAGTCTGAGATTGTAGTTGTTGAGGGCGAGAAGGATTGTGCTGCGGCTAGGTCACAGGGTTTAAACGCTGTAACTGGTACAGGCGGTAGCTCAATTCCATCGGATGAGATTAGCTTATTCAGCGGCAAAGATGTTGTGCTTATGCTGGATGCTGATACAGTTGGTCAGCGGTCCGTAAACACGTACATTCAGCTCTTGAAGCCGATTGCTGCTAGTATCCGTATTATTAGACTTCCGCAGAAAGATTTTGTTGACTACTACACGTCGTGTCAACTTACAGGCACAGCTGTTGATGTATGGCAGTACGCTTCAACATATCTCGAATATGAGAAACTTAAAGCTGCGACAGAGGCTCAAGATGTATCTCTTGTTCGTAGTGAATTTACAGAGCATCTGAACTCGTGGATGAAGTTGAGAGGTATGAGCGTAGTAGGTGTTGAGCCTAAGATCTACACAGTACCTGTAAAGTTAAGATGTGTGTGCGGCAATGCAAATTGTAGTAAGCCATGTCCGCTAGCTTTTACGCCTGCGAGTGATGACTTGACTCAGACAATCGATGTAGATCCTCGTCAACTTTTGCGCTTTATGAACTCGCCTGACTCGGCGCAAGACAGCTATGCTCGTCAAGTTTTTGGGTGTAAATCAGTACATGCTGAAGCAGTTGATCTCATCAACTGTCAGAAACTGATCTTTCAGGAGAGTGCAAGCTTCATTGATGGTCTTGAGGAAGCTTCGTTCGAGAATCGCTATGGTGTTTATCTGTATACTGACTACAGACTGAACGCTACCATGAAGTATGACTTCGAGGCTTGCCGAGTTACCGATCCCACTACTCAACAGAACTACTACTTGATTCGAGATGCAGAGTGTGTAACAGCTGTCCAACCTAACATTGAACCTGAGTTGATTGCTCGATTCAGACAGGTTGGTGCTAAAGCTCATTCTGCGATGGATCTGATCAATACGTACTACGAAGAGTGGATGCCTTCTTTGGGTATTGAAGGTAGACCTGATCTGTTTGGTGCTATTCTTCTGACGTATTGTTCTGTAACTGAGATACCTTGGCAGGGTGGTGTCATTAAGGGTTGGCTGGACACAATGTGCATTGGCGATACTCGTACCGGCAAGTCTCAGATGGCTCAACGTTTTGTTAAAGTGCTGGGCATGGGTGGTTATATCAACGGTGAGAATGCTCGGCGCACAGGCGTCATTGGTGGTGTTCAACGATTCGGCGATAGCTGGGTCGTAACTTGGGGTGCAATACCGATGAACGATCGCGGTCTGTTGATGATTGATGAGGCCTCCGGCCTGGAGGTTGAGGATATCAAGGATCTTTCATCAACAAGATCGAGCGGTGCTGTTACACTCAACAAGATTGTCAAGGGCGAAGCTAGAGCTAGAACACGTCTGCTGTGGTTCAGCAACCCGCGCAACGGTCGCAACTTGTCTGACTTCTACTGGAAGGGCTTTGGAGCATTCCAAGAGTTTATTCCAGTTATGGAGGACCAGGCTCGATTTGATCTTGTGATTTCAGCTGCCCGCGAGGACGTTGATGTGCTGGGTGATTTCGATTACGATGCTCCTGTACAGGTTGGTCCATGGAGAGCGTTATTCAGCTTAGCGTGGAGTATTGAGGCTGACGACATCAAGATTACATCTGAGGCAAAAGCAGAGGTTAGAGCTTGCGCTAAGGATCTGAATGCAAAGCTTGGTGGTGGCTCGCTGATCGTAGGTGTTGCAGTGCATGAGAAACTGCTCAGACTTGCATGTGCTTTTGCTATTGCGAGTGGCTCGTACGATCCTGTGACAGGCTGGCTGCAAGTTGATGCTCGATATGTTCGCTGGGCTGAAGAATTCTTGGAGGTAACACTCAACAAGCCCTCAATGGCATATGGCGATTACATTCGAGAGTTCAAGAGAGCTCAGGCTAAGCGAGCAGATAATATGCAGTTTATTCGCACATTGATTGCAGTTAATCCTGCTATAAAGGCTTTGTTGACTGCGTCGAGCTTTAAGGGATTCCAGTTCCAAGAGATCTTAGGTATGAGTAAGGACGAGAGCTCTAAGATCATGTCCGACTTGATTACACGAGGCTTGTTGAGACCTGGACCTTCTGCAAGCTACATTCCGGATAAGCTGTTGATGGAAGTTGCAAAACAAATGGATCTATAACTGCTGGAGGTGTTGTAATGGATAAAGCAGTTGCTGAAAAGTGGTTGACTCGGTACCCTAAACTCGAGAACTTCATTGCTGCTGGCACTATTAGCCTTAAGGCAGCTAGAGAGATCCTGGAAGTGGATAGATACTTTATGTATGATATCTACAAAGAGCTGCTGGCTGGCGGTGTAGTTACTGCTAGTGGTACAAATGCTTGGCGTGCTACAGCTGAGCTGAAAGAATACTTGAAGGAGCGAAAAGAGAATGCAAACGCAGAAAATTGACACTTATGTGCGCAACTCATTGGAGCAAGCGCCTCGGTTGAAGCATTTGCTCGAGTTCGAGGATGCTAAGCTGCATCCCGGTATGGAACCGAAACTGCTCAACTTTGCCTGCTTGGGCTTGGCTGAGGAAGCTGGCGAGGTTGCGGGTCTTGCGACGCGTGAGCTGTGGAAGCAGATACCGCAAAATCCGGATAACTGGTTGGAAGAGCTGGGCGATGTGTTGTGGTATCTTACAGCTGCAGCAGCATGCCGGGGCTATACGTTGGAAGATCTGTACAACTACAATGTGAAGAAACTGGAGGATCGTTATGGTAAATGATAATGTAAATCATCCGAGTCACTACACCCGTGGTAAGATTGAAGTCATTCGCATCATGGAAGACCAGCTTACCCCTGAAGAGTATCGGGGGTATGCTAAGGGTCAGGTTCTGAAGTACATCACGCGAGAGCGTGGTAAGAATGGTCTCGAAGATCTGAAGAAAGCTCAGTGGTATCTCAATCGGCTGATCGCGTATTTGGATCGACAGGAGGCACAGAATGATCGAAGCTAAAGTTGGTACTCGTGTAACACTGCTGAAAGCTCCAACCGATGAAGACTGGAAAGAGGTCAATCGTAGAGCTCGGACGACAGTGGGTTACACTGAAGGCGTAGTTCCCTCAACAGAATGGCGGCATGCTATCTTGAGAGCTCGGCATAGTCCTATTCGGTATCTGCGCTGGTCTTTCCTGATTGAGGATGTGCCGTATTGGGTAGCGTGTGAATTGCGCACGCATGTGCACGATATGCCGTATGTTGCGGACTTTGGTGTTTACATTCGGAGTCAGCGCAACGATCGACAGGACAAGTACGATCGAAATGCAGCAAGACAGGATGCCGCAGTCAACATGATCATTGATTGCAATGGTGAGCAGATTCAGGTGCTTGCAAATAAGCGTCTGTGCAACCAGGCTACAGCTGAAGCTCGAGCTATAGTTCGCGAGATGTGTGATGCAGTTGAGCGTGCTGAAAAGGCATACATTGGGCTGCTTGTGCCGATGTGTGGCTACTGTGGCGGTATTTGCCATGAAATGAAACCGTGTGGACGGCCGTGGAGGATTTACCATGATTAAGACATACCATGAAGCTCCTAAGAGTATTTTTTCTCAGGTGCAAGAGTTGACAGATGGCGATTATGCTCTCGTACATCTGTTCGAAGAGGATCGACAGTACTACGAGCTGTTCCAGGAGGCGTTGCGCAAGGGTCGTGACGTAATTCTGGACAACAGCGTATTCGAGCTAGGCGAAGCGTTCAACGCAGACACGTTTGCATACTGGGTCTACGCTTTAAGTCCTACCTGGTACATCGTACCTGATGTTCTGGAAGATGCAGATGCTACAATCGACCGCTTCTTCAACTTCATTAAGCAATATCCTGACCTGCCTGGTAAGCGAATCGGAGTTGTGCAGGGTAAGAACTACGACGATTTTGTGCGGTGCTATAAAGCTATTGCACCGTACTGCGACAAGATCGGTGTTAGCTTCGATTGCTCTTGGTATGAGACTGGCTGCAAGGGTGCTACACGTTGGTTGAGACTTGCAGCAGGTCGGTTGAGAACGTTAATCGAGATGGATGAGCAGCGTGTGATTGACCGCTCCAAGCCGCACCATCTGCTGGGCGTAGCCGTGCCTCAGGATTTGAGCTGCTACTGCGCGTTGCAGCAGGGTGGAGGATTCCACTGGATCGATTCTGTGGATACTAGCAATCCAGTTGTACATGGTCTGGCTGGTATCGAGTATGGCCCTTCTGGTCTGCAGGATAAGGAAACTCGAAAGCTGTACACCATGATCAACGAAGACGTGTCGCCAGATCAGTGGACGCATATCGAGCGTAACATTAAAGCGTTTAGGGGGTTCTGTAATGGGGCTGAATAAGACCTGGTATGCAATGTTCTCGCATACTGGAAAAGAGATCGAAGCTGTCTCAGAAAGACTTGATCGTAAGCCAGATGCTATCTACACGAACAATCTCGGATACAACGGACAGCTACTGCCGAGAGTCTGGTTTGGTCCACACGGTAGTATTCTGGAGAATAGTATCGGTATTCTGAGACCGAATAGCGTACTGACGCTGCATGGCTATAATCGCATCTTGCCTAAGTGGTATGTAGAGTACCTGAAAGAGCATAACATCAAGTGCTACAACCTGCATCCTGCACCCATTCAACTGTACAGGGATCTGAAAGGCAAGGATCCTCAAGAGAGACTTTTTGAGGGCATTCACGAGGGTCGTTATCTATACATCGGCAATGTTATTCATGAGGTTGTACCGGAAGTCGATTCCGGTGAGATTCTAGCTTGGGATTTGATGCCTGTTAATGCTGACTCTGCAGTGTGCCGTAGCGTCGATTCTCTTAGCAAGTCTCTGCATTCTGCTGCTACAGTTCTCTGGTCAGAATTTTTGAAGGAGGCTTTATCTGATGGATAAAATCGTTCAACAGATCGCGCCTAACATGCCGGAAGACCGGCATGTTAAGGCTACCAGAGATGTTATGTCTTGGTACAAGATCGTATGGTCAACAAAGACGTTGCTTGTACCTCCGACTAACATTCTGCGTACTAACATGATGCAGCTGGAGCACTTTTCGGAAGCTGTAAAAGCTTTTGAAACTATGGACTTTACAAGTCCGAAGTATAAATGGGATGACAAGGATCTGGTACTGGATTCAGTCACTGGATTACAGCCTTATACTCTTTGTGAAGTGTTGAAGAAGCTTCCTGATCTCGCTCGACAGTATGATGGCTGGCTTGCTTGCGATATTGAAACTCGTAGAGTTGAGTGGGAAGACAACATGCTACTGTCCATTGGCTTTGCATATGGTCCTAGTCATTGTCTGGCTATTTACGACATTCCGATCGTTGGTGCTAAGACCACAATGCAGCCTAATCCCAAAGTCTGGGAAGCGTTGCAGACAGTCTTCAGTCAGCCTGACATCAAGTATGTCTGGCACAATGGCAAGTTCGACTGTGGTAGACTTAAGTACCTGTGCAACCTGGATGCTCATGTCGATGAGGACACTATGCTTCAGCATTTTGCTTGCATCAATGAGAAGCAAGGCACTCATGGTCTGAAAGACCTTGGTCAGCTTTACTTGCAAGCTCCTGCTTGGGACGATGAACTAGATCAGTTGAAACGCAACTGGTGTAAGCAGCGTAGAGTTCCGTTGAAGGAGTTTATGTATGACTACATTCCAACAGAGACGTTGATCCCATACATGCAACGAGATTGCATCGCAACATATCGACTTCATCAATGCTTTAACGAGTTGATGAGACCGGGCTCTGACTTCATTTATCATCAGCTGTGCAGAGCCTCTACAGCCTATGGCGCTGTTGAACTTGCAGGTGCACGCATCGATCTGGACTATCTGGAAGAGCTGGAGGCTGAGCTGGATAAGCTGATTGTTGAGTCGAGAGCTCGTCTGGCCAAGGTTGCGGGTAAGTACTGGAATCCTCTGCTGTATGGTGCTGCAACTGGAGCAAAGGTAAAGCCAGATATGGAGTTCAGTCCGAAGTCCCCTAAGCAGCTGAAATGGATGTTGGGCGAGGTTATGGGCCATCCTGTACCAGGTACTGATGCAGAGACTATGCAGATGTTGATGGAAGAGGTCGAGTCTAAAGACGATGCCGATGCTAAGGAGTTCATGGAGTCCATCTTAGCAGTACGAAAATACAGTAAGTATCTCGATACTTACGTTGTCGGTATTCGAGACGTGCTGTGTAGAGATAGTCGAGTGCGGTGCACATTCAATCTACATGGCACAGAGACGGGTCGGTTGAGCAGCTCGAATCCGAATATGCAGAACATTCCTCGCAACAAAATGATCAAGAACCTGATTGTAGCATCGCCTGGAACATGCTTGCTTCAACTCGACTATAGCCAGTGCGAGCTTCGAGTGCTTGCGATGTTGAGTAAAGATCCGGCTCTGATTCAGATTTACCAGAGCGGTCAGGACCTGCATGATGCAGTTTGTGATATGATGTTTGGTGAAGGCTCGCATAAAGACAAGGAGCTGCGCAACCTAGCTAAGACAATCAACTTCGGAATTGCATATGGTCGTGGTGCTGGATCCATCGCAACTAAGTTCAAGAAGAGCATGCGCGAAGCTCAGAGCATCATCGACAAGTGGTTCGCTCCTATGCCTAAGGTGAAGGAGTACATTATGAACCGACGCAAGATGGCTACCAGAGGTGAGCCTTGCGTTACGATCTTCGGACGTGAGAGACATTTCGTGCTGACAGATTCTGAGCTCAACCATATCCAGAATGAATATATCAACACGCCAATTCAAGGCACAGCTTCCGACTTCGCAATGTTCTCGCTGATGAACATCTACGACTACTTGCAACAGAATTGGAAGGGTCGAGCTCGAATTGTTGCGACGGTTCATGACTCAATTATTATTGAGGTTGAGGACAAGCCAGAGGCGCTGAAGACAATCGGTAACAAGTGTGTTGAGTTGATGGCAACTACGCCGCTACAGTACGTACCCGATTGTCCTGTGCCGTTCGTAGCTGATGCCGAGATTGGCTATAAGTGGGGCGAGATGTATAAACTGGATATGGAGACTGGCTTACCGAAGCCGAAGGAGTAATACTGTGGAGGTAAAATGTGAAGATATTACCGTATACAAATGACAAATACATTAAGGTACTCGATCCGCCAGATACAAGTATGCTGCTCGGTTGGAGACAGCGTAAGGGCGAACCTTGGGTCATTGCGGAGAACAATCTTGTCAACCGAATTGTTTTAGGTATCTTCAACGATAAAGAGCTGCGTCGTACCCCAGACAATCTTCAACAGCGAATGGACCAGCTCAATGCAGACCAGTTGAAACCCTATCAGGTTGATGATGTGATGAGTATGCTTGCTTTACCCCATTGTCTCAATGCGAATCCCATGGGTTTAGGCAAGACAATAGAAGCAATCAAGCTTCTTCAACAAAGCGGAGCTCCCACGGCTCTCATTGTGACACCCAAGATTATAAGATATCAATGGCAAGACCAATTGAAGCGCTGGGCGAACATTGATGCTCATGTGTATGAAAATGGATGCAAAGTGACTCCAGGATTCTGGATTGTCAACTACGACAAGCTGCGCAACGAAGCTACGTTGTTGAAGTTCAGAGTATTTCAGTGGAGCTATCTAATTGTTGACGAGGCGCACAAGATAAAAAGTCGCTCCTCTCAACAGACTAAAGCAGTCAAGTCTATTCCAGCTCGACATAGAGTTGCGTTGACAGGTACGCCTATCCTACGCTATGTTGACGATCTGTGGAGTATCCTCAACTTTCTAGATCCGAGTTATGCCTGCAATAGCTACTATGCTTTTGTTGAGTACTTCTGCAAGATTCAGCGTACACCGTGGGGAGATCGAATTGTAGGCTTGACTGATGATGCTCGGCATACAGCGATACTGAATCAGTTGCTGGATCTTATATGCATTCGCAATAGTGCAGTTGAGGTTGCGCACGGTAAGACTCGCGAAGTTATCAAGTTGCCGATGAGCAAAAAGCAGCGAGAGCTTTACCGAAAGGAGAAGCAGCTGCTACTGGATGAGCTACCAGAGCAGCTGACTATACCGAATGGTGCTGTGCTTACACTTCGGTTGATGCAGACAACATCCTGGCCTGGTCTGTATCTAGGTGCTGACGAGCCTGGTCCGAAGTTTGAGTGGATCCTAGAGACCTGTCTCAACAATCCAAAAGAGAAGTTCGTAGTGTTCTCTGTATTCGAAAAGACGATATCTGCACTGGTTGAGTATCTTACAGCTAATAAGGTTGAGGCGGTTAAGATTACTGGTCAACAATCTGCAGAGCAGAATGAGTTGAGTAAACGCTGTTTTGTTGAACGGGGTGCTCAGGTGCTTGCAGGTACGATTGGTGCTATGGGTCAGGGCTATGATGGCTTGCAGCAGGTCTGTAGGTTGATGATCTTTATCGACCGGGACTGGTCACCTGAGATTCTCAACCAGGCTGAAGATAGGTTGAGACGAATGGGCCAGGACAATCCAGTTACCATTTATTATCTAGAGTGCACTGGCTCGTTCGATCAACATGTCGGTAGAATCAACCGTAACAAAGCAGAGGACATAAGGGAGGCTTTAGCTGATGAGTAATCATTTAGACATACTAGCTTTTGACCCTGGAGAGAGTACTGGTTGGTGTGTTCGGAGCTGGACTGTACACGGTAGTCAGCCTGGAGCGTACGAGTACTTCGGCGGCACGTTGCCGAAAGATCATCAACGAGTCGCTAGTTTAATCTGTCAGTGGGCTCCGCAGATTGTAGTGCTCGAGCGGTTCAACCTCTATCCGCAGATGGCAAAGTCGTTGGCGTGGAACAGCTTTTACCCATGTGAGGTAATCGGCGTGATCAAGTATATGTGTGCTGAAATGGGCATTCAGGTTGTTGAGCAGGCACCGAGTGTGAAAAAGTACTTCGGTGGTTTTCAAGCTGACTGGGAGCAGGTAAAAGAGACGCCTGATTTTAAGTTGACTGAGCATGTTAAAGATGCTTATCAACACTTAAAATATTTTGAGCGTAATGGGTTGAAGAAATTTAGAGCATAAAGAAAGACCTGGGCTACTGCCCAGGTCCTCCTATTTAGTTAGTCGAGAAAGTACTTCTCAACCTTGAAGGGCTTTGCATCAGGGTCGTTGATGAAGTCACACGCCAAACTGAAGAAGAAGTTTTCATCGTCCTGCATGCCAACCATGCTTGCAGTGTTCATGTTGTCATTGTAGACCATGTTCATTACAAGATACCAGTTGACGCAGTTCTCGGTGATGCCTTTAGACTTAAGTAGGTTGCGTACTTGCTCAAGAGACCAGCGTTGGCCATATGGAGACATGCTACGCACAATGCGCTCAGCTTGCTCTTTGGGAATTCGATACGCAAGCTTTTCAAGCTCGCAGATCAAAGCATCGTAGTACTCAGGATAGCGCTTGCACAGTTGAGTCATTATCTCATCTGTTGCGGCCCACGCTTCCTCTGCAAAACCTTTGTCCATTGCTTTGGACACAAGCTCACGATACTTTCCCATGGTCAGCTCTCCCGCGTGACTACGATGTTAGCATCCTGGATGTTGATTGTGTCAGCACCAGTGTTGCGAACACTGATCATGGAAGTCGAGCAGCATTGGTAGACACGAACCAGCACATCGGTGGAGATATTGCCCGGAACAGCAACTGCAGCAGGTGTGTACAGCATGGTGCTACCAGAAACCGGTTCGCCATCCTGCACAATTGCTACGCTAGTCTGCGCAACAGTACCGCCGGTCGGAATGCTGACATTGCCGTTGAAAGAGACTCTGTACACGCCAGGGCTTAACAGAATAACTCTGCTAGAGCCTGCCTCGTGTCGAGTTGCGCAACCTGTTCTGATACGCGTGCTAGCAAACAGTACAGAGCCGTTCGCAGCTACAGACTGAACAGGAACATTCACAGCATCAATCATTGATCACGCCTCCTTACGCGCAGTTGCAACCGGTGTTGCAGCCGCAGCCAAAGCCGTTGACAGCAGTGTACGGGCTGCAGGTGATGTATGCAGGCTGCGGGAAAGGCCGCAGAGCACTGATCAGAGTTGCGTTCTGAGCCTGCTGCGACAGCTGGAAGTTAGCAGTCTGCAGCTCCTGATCCTTCGCAGTAATCTTGTCACGAAGAGCCTGCATCGTATTGCTGTTGATGAGAGCACGAGTCTGCTCACCTTCGTTGTGAATCGCAGTAGTGATCTCGCAGGTGTTCTTGTAGTTTTCAGCACGGACAGAGTCGATGTTGCGATTGGTCTCGCAGCAGCAGTTCTGTTGAGCGAAGCGGTTCTCGGACAGCTGCTGACCGAGAGAGTTGAAGCCCTGCAGCATGGTCGTGTTCTGTGCGTAGAAGCCATCGCAGAGACCATTCTGAATGCCGCGTACGCCATTCTGCAGATCGTTGAAGTTGAAGTCCTGACACAGATCTGCTCTGGTCAGAGCGTCGTTGTTGCGACCGAAGCCGTTGCCACCGAAGCCGAACATGAACAGGAACAGGACGACGATCCAGAACCAGCCACCCTGGCCGCTGAAGCCATCGTCATCGTGATCGGTTGCTGCACGAATGTCAGACAGAGAATAGTTATCCATATTCAATCTCCTTTACAAAATTTTATCACACTCGCATTGCGCACTACGAGTTATGATCACTTAAGAAAGCTCTGGACTTGACGAGCCATGTTCATAGCTTGCTGCAGCTGCTCGTTGGAACGGAGACCTTGCTGCATCATTCGCATGACTTGCTGCTTAGGATTGCCTCTGAAAGTATTCTTAAACTGCTGCAACTGTTGCAGCATTTGAGGAGAGATAGCACTGTTGTTACTTCGCATTACGGGTTGCTGCATTTGGTTGAGTATGCTGTTCGCCATTGTTCAATACCCCCAATTTTTGAATTAAGAAGTCTAGTTTGTTGTTGAGACCATCGAACTGCTCACGGGTGACGAAGTCGGCAGCAGTGAGAGGTCTTTCATTCTCAACTTGCTCAAACTTGTAGCTGTTGATAGTATACTTGCCCATACCATCCACAGCTTTGATGTAGAACACATCCTTGGTATTGTCCATCAACAGCTCGGAGCTGTTGTACATCACAGGGTAAGCTTTCGCTTCCTCGAATCCGTTGACTGAAATAATCACCTGGCTCAACCTCCTCAGAATAATCGAAAGGAGTGAGTTCGTCAATAGGCACGACATCTCACCCCTTTCTTTAATTATATTATAACATAGAAAGAGCGGTGTAACCCTTGAGTTACACCGCAGTAATCCTTAAAGTATCCTTAAAATTTTATCTTTGATAGATCGTATTCGACCTTCAATTGTGCTGAGACTGTAGTACTTATCATGGCGAACGCTCATCTCTTGCGAGATTTTAATGACGCTGAAGCCTCGAGACCTCATTCGAAAGATCTCAATTTCCTCGTCTGTAAATCCTGCCTCCCGCTCGTAGAATTCTCGCTCTCGTGTACTGAATTGCAGGTTACATTTAGCGCTTTTTCTGATAGCCGTTCCTTTAGATCTTCCATTCTTTTTAGTCCTCGATCTGGTTCGAGTCTGCGTGATTCGTGCCATAACTCTTAATTACCTCCTCAATCTCATCGGCTGTGAGATCAGTTGCAACAACGTTGCCTTGGCTATCTACAAGTGTGTAAACACCTGTAGCATTAGTTGTGGTAGTACTACCGAAGTCGTACTGGTTCAGGTATAGCAGAAATCCTGCAACTACTACGAGCACAGCAGCAACTACACCGCAAATGACTTTTATCAAACCTCGAATGACTGCGTCCTTCCGAATGTTCTCTGCTTTCAGCTCAGAGAGCAAGCCAGTTACGATGAAGTCTTGATCCATCTCACATACCTCTGGTTCGAGGAGCTACTGTAATGAGCTTAGTCTGCAGATCGTTGCGCTGTTGAATGCGTTGATCAGAAGGCAGGTCATTCCACTGCTGACCAATTTCTCTGAAGTTGATGCTAGCAGGGAAGCCTTTGTAATGATCACGCATGACAGCAAGGTTGACCATAAAGTGCGTCAGAGCCACAGCAGGTGTGCAGCCTTGTTTGATAGCGTAGTTACGGATGACCTGCTCGTAACTCATAAGGTTGGGAATCATCATTAAGCTCCTTTCTCCTGTTTATTGTGAGGTAGTTTATTTACCTCCAACATTAAGTTGTCCAGATAGCCATTACCACCAAGTGCTGTGTGATACACTTCATGCATTTTGATCAGGTCTTCGTACTCATCGCGAGTAACGTAACCGCGTTCAACAAAATGGTTGCCGAGGTACTTAATCCGTTCATAGAGCAGAATGCGAACACCAGCCTCGATGCCATTGTCCTTCTTCTGGCGCGCAGACAGTAAAGTGAACACGCCAGAGATAACAGCTGCAAGAGCGCTGCTACTGAGAGCAGCAATTAGAATAGTCATGTCACTTCTCCTTCGTCGTAAATACAGCGATGTTGCCCTGGTTGCCAATCTTGAGATTCAGTGCTGCAGCAAAATCTCGAGCGTTAATGTAGTTGGAGCCGTCTTTGAGAATTCTCTTGACAGCTACTTCCTTACCATCAACAATAACTTTAGAAGTCTCAACCACTTCGTCCACCTCCTTCAACAGTTTTTTGAAGTCTGCCCATTTCTTCTCGTCGATCAAAGGTTCAGGGCATCTCTTCTTACTAACGTCATAATGCCGTACAGCATACTTGACGTTAGGCAGCTTCTTCAACAGCATCTGATACAAGCGTGCTGCATTCTCCATGGTCTGTTGAGGAATGTAGTACTTACCAGATGCATCGGTGTGACTGACCATCTCGATGCTGACGGAGTTGTAGTTGTTGACGAACTTGCCGCACGTGCCTCCCCAACCATCGCCAACGGACCAGGCAACAGTGTCCAGAGGTACGCATTCGTAGACAACGTTGTTCTCATCGACACAGTAGTGAGCAGATGCTGCTCTACCTTCACTGCCATTTGCGAAGTAGCGAGCGTTGCCCTTAGCTGTCGCTGAGGTACCTGTGTTCGCGGTATAGTGGAACACGATAGCTTCAATAGCTGTTAGAGGGCGTTTACCGCCATGCCGGCTTGCTTTGATGGTATTATTGATGATTAGTTTCATTCAGCATCACCTTTCGTAGCAAGAATGTCCTGAACTTTCTGACTCTGAGTACCAAAGTAGAAAGCAATGACGACAGTGTAGACTACCATGAACTCTTGAGTGATCTGCTTTGTGATTGCAAGATATGCAAACACACCAGTCAGAATAAGAGTGACGATAGACTTAACACTGCACAGAGCTGCGAGTCTTTTCTTCAGATAACTATTCATTGTTTGAATCTCCTTTCTTCGCAAAAACTTTTTTCACCATACCGAGTAGCAACTCGCCTCCGAATGCAGCAGCTATAAATGTAGCTTCTGTTGACCAGTCTAAGGCTTGCAGCAGCTCGATCATAGTTTTGTTGAGAATGGCTTGAATGTAGGCACCAACAAATACGAGCAGCTTTGTGCCCACAATAATGTAGCCTGTCAACTGCAATGCTTGAATGCACTGCACGACGATGAGACGCATCATCTCATTTTTATTCCATCGCTCTTTGTACTTAAGCATTGGCCATTTTAATGTAGGTACTTGTATCGGTTGAGTAGCTTACTTCTGGTAAAGTAGTACCGCCGAGTACAGCATACAGGTCTGGATACTCTGTCTGCGAGAAAGTTGAGCCGTCGCACTCATGCCAAGGCGCCTCTAGTTGTCGTACGGTTACGAGCATGTCGCCAACTTTATAACGCTGTTCAGCCATCTTATCCAGAGCTTGGTTGACTGTGGGGTCTGCAGGAGCGTCGCCTGCTGTCCAAATTTGTTGCGCAGTCGCTGTCGTCAACAGATTGTTCGCAATAAGTGGTGTTTCCTCAGCTAGAGGTTCATCCTCAAGTCTAATCCACTGGTATCGGATAAGTTGACCATTTGCACCGTATACGCCATATCGAACAGCACCGTTTGCTAGATTATTAGTACCCGCTCTATCGTGCATGACTTATACCTCCACGGCCTTGATGTAGGCATGACTGCGACTGTCCGGAGTGATCGTTGGGATTTTCTTAGCATCATAAGTAAAATCTCTATAGATGTTGACGCTAGAAGCACCTTGCGACTCTAAAGCCCCGGCAATGAGTCCAGAGTCATTTCCTGCAAAGGTATTCACATTTGCGTCAGTATCTACAGACATGAATCCCTGAGTCAGGTCATCTGTGTACAGCAGCTTAGCAACTCCAACAGCTGCCTGTGAAGACGTACGTGCAGCCAGCACAACAATTCCGTTGAATATTTTTACCCAGTCGCGCTGTGAGCTTTCTTTCGGGTATACTGAGAGAGACTTAGTGGTAAAAGTCTGGCCCCCGTCAGTAGAGTAGACATAGACACGAGAGTCGTTGTTTGAGGCGTGCATTGCTATTATGATATTACCGCTAGCAGCAATACCGGTGTAATATCCATTATTCGAACATATGATCTGCCAAGATTTATAGTCATCAGGTGTACGTGTTCGAGCTAGCTTGTAAGCACTTAAAGAGTCAGTTCGGCCCTTGGCTCCGTAGAAGTAGCCATCAGACTCATTATACACAATATTATTTACAGAGTTGAAATAATTGTTCGTAGTCGATTGTCCTCCAAAGCTGCTTTCTTGCCACGCTGGCGGAAATAAGCTGAGAGAGGATCGCATTACGCCCTGTTCCTTACCCACTAGATAGTACCTGGAACCATCTGTAATAATATCCCAAGCACTGCCACCCGGCTTGAACCCAGAATCCTCTCCAACTGTTTCTCCACCTAATGTCCACGGGCCAGCAGGTTGATTAGCATAATAGATATATCCTTGGTAGTGAGCACTAATGTAACCACTAGGTGGAAAGTACTTAATGGCGATGCAGACGTACCTATTCTCGTAGTAATGCACCGGGGTAAGCTGCTGAACATTCGATGCAATAGCTATCTCGTGCCACGAGTTCATGTTGTCATTTGAGTACCACATCTTGGCATCGTGAGGTTCTTCTGAGTACTCAGCGTCACTAATCTGTACTCTAGTGCGGAACCATACGCCGTTTGCATACGATATAATATCGCCCTGACCGTTAGGGGCACTGTTCGTGTCTACGACCTGCGTGTCCCAGTTGCCTTGGCTTGCAGTCACACGCAAAACGTTGAACAGCTCAGGGTAATCAGCCTGCGAGATGTAACGACCATCGCAGGGAAGCCAGGAAGCTGGTAAGTCGGTTCGAGACGACAATTCGATATCGCCAACGCGTGCTGTGCCTTCCGTCAACTTACTCAAAGCATCGTTGACAGTGGGATCGTCAGGCTTAGTTGCGCCGCGCCAGATTTTAGCAGCAGTAGCATCCGACAGTAGATTAGCTTTGTTGAGAGGTGTGCCCTCGACTGTAGGTGCATCTTCGCGCTTCATATACTCGTAGCGAAGCAGTTGACCTGCTTCATCGTATATGCCATACCGAATAGCTCCGTTATCCAGAATTTGAGTAGGTTGCCGGTCTTTCATATTAAACCTCCCACGCAACATTCAGCTGCATTTGTGTACTTAAACGCTGCTTTTACATTTTTTATAAGCTGATCACATACCTGCAGTATTCGCTCTATATCATTGGCTTGCTGCCAAGTCAACTTAGTGATCGCAGGAGCACTTGCTGTACCTTCAGGAACCACCAAAGCATTGCGTACGCTAGAGATCTGTTGAGCATACTGTTGAATCTGAGTTAATGTTGGAATGTCTGTATAGACCCAATCTGTTTTTGCTGTCCAGTTGAGCATAGCTCCGCAGTCGTGCACTAGCATCTGCTTAAGGTAGTTAAGAGCTGTGCCCACTCGATTCATATCAGAGGCATTGTATGCGCCCTTCGAATCCAGCAACCAGGCCTCCTGCTCAGCAGTGCTCATCGCTGCGAAGTCTTTAGCCATCAATGCTTTAAGTTTGATCACATCGGTCGCAGTTCGATCTGTAATTAACGTATCAATGATGCTCACGAGTTATGCACCTCCAGTGTTCCCTCAAAGCCACCGTTGAAGCTTAGCTTGGTCTTCGTCACGTCCCCGGTGAAGTCACCGTATAGCGAGGACACGTTAATCTGATCAGTAACTTCAATATCAGGGTACCCCAGATATGGAATGGTTGTGGTGGTTCGTTTCAGGTAATAATTCTTTGTTGCTGCAGCAACAGCCTGTAAGGTGTTCATTTCGGTGATCAAAGCATTATCAACCGATACTTCAAGACCATCAGTGATGTTGGGATCGTTGTAGGTTTCAAACCATGTTGTAGAGTCCTCAATTACGGTGCCTGTGATCTCAATAGAGACGTCTGTCTCAGCTGCCGGCGCTTGAATAACTAGGATGCCAGCACGAGCGTAGAATGTGCTAGACTTCAGAGTTGCGCCTTCGATAGTTACAGTTGGATTTTGTACAATATTGCCGCTGTCGAACTCAATCTGTAACGTTACCGTACCCTGTAGAGAGCCATCGAACGAATACACAACTTCAGGCTGATCTTTTGCAGCGAACGTATGCAGACCAACCTTAATACGCTTCAACCGATCCGCTACGCTGTAGGAGGGATCACCAAGCTGTTGTTTTTGACTGATGGTGTATGGACTCTCTGCATCCGGCTTGTGAATACGTACGTAGCCATTAGTAACATTGACGTCAAGGCAGCAGCCAGTTGCATTCGCAATAAGCTGCATCAACGCCTTTTCTGTATCTAGCGGCAGAGGCGCTCTGGTTTTTAGAGTTGCTAATGTTTCATCGAGTTCCCAGGGCTGCTCAGACGCACCTTCTTTGATTACGCTGCTATTGCGCATAAGTGTATTTGCAACCTGTTGAAAGGTTGAGGCAACGCCAGTGTACATACCGTAGATATACTTTCGAGACATGAACTGTAGTCTGTTGATCGCGGTCAGTCGTACAACACGCTCATCTGCAGGCACGGACCACTTGCTAAGGTACATTGGCCATTCATCCAGCCACTCAACAATACCATAGGACGTCTCGAATCCCCATTTCACTTTCAGCTGCTGTTGACGTGCCAGGAACGCTGCTACGCCAGTCTTAAGTGTGGGATCGAACTCTCGATCGTAGTTGGTCGCAACTAATGAGCATTGTTGAGAAGGAAGATCGCTGCTCAACAGGTTAGCAGACGCCTCATAGTCCATGCTCTGGATACGATCGTTGTAGAACTCGATTAACTTGCCGAATAGTACAAACTCCATTCTAGCTCGCCAGTGAGGCTTACTCCAACCATGGAATGTAACTTTGATGATTCGCACACTAGACATGCTCAATTCGTAGAAACCATCAGAGGCTGGCGGATCTGTGATGTGTTTGGTCGCGACTAACTCGTTAGAGTTATTATATCCCTCGAATGTGAAATCTGTTGCCCAGGAAGAGGTCTGCCGATCCCAGCGAATGTACAGTCCGAACAGGTCGTATGCCTGATCGAAGGTGAACTGAAATACCGTAGCAGTGCTATCCTCAACAGGCTCCTTAGACCACCAACCCATTCTGTTGAGAGTGGTGTTTCGGTCGTTAACTGGTATAGCACTGCCATCTAGACACCACCTATTATGCTCTAAAGAAAGCACGGGCACCTCAGGTACCTTCTGACGTTCAATAACGTCTGATGCTCGTGTCCACGGACATGATGTAACCGACGATACGGTCGTATGCTCAGTAATTCCAGGAGGAGCTACAGCAAGTTCGACTCGCATGTAGCCTGGATACCGGAATTGAGCTTGAATTGCCTCCTGCCAGGCTGTTGATACAGGTAAACTCATTATGAACCCTCTCCTGTGTCAATCACGTTTGCAGAGCATTCAACATACGCAGTTGGTACGCCATTAGCGTCAACGTCAAATGCTTTGTCTGTTCTATCGCCGATGTAACACTTACGTGTAATCTTCGTACCTGCAACTCTACTGTAGTATGTAAAGTTGAAGAAGAAGTTCTGGTCCCAGAAACGAATCATCTGCTCCCAGATGTCCTTAGGCAGGTAGTTCCACTGCATCTCTGTCTTGTCCTGGTCTCTGCCAATTTTCTGTGCTACGACAACTGCATTAGCATTACGGCCAGAGTTGACTAGAGTTGCAATTAGGTTGGAACCAGATGCTTTGTCTGGATTAGGAATGTTGATGACAGTCCCTCCATTGAGGGACTGCATCAAAAACATAGTTGAAGGTCTAGGCATTAGGTACCTCCTAAAACTACAGGTTGTCTACCTATAAGTGTTTTACCGCGCTCAGATGCTTTATAGGTGTAAGCATCGAACTGCTCCTGGCCAATATAAACATTGACTTGAGGAGTTGCGGAACCTTGAGTTGCTGCGATCTGCGCGAACTTGTTGAGCATCTGATCCATCTGCGGACTGTTGCCCAGCGGTATAACAGCTTCGTTGTGCTTACCTTCACCGATTAAAGCCATCGTCGGCTTCGTCACTACGCCGCCGGTTGCAAAGGGCGTGACTCTACCGCCACCAAAGCCAGTACGATTACCGGTAGCACGCTTCGCAACCTCTGCAGTACGGTTGCCACCGAGCAGGCCGCCAGTTAAGTTGTACACGATCTGATTCCACAGCTCGGAGAAGAAGCTTGAAATAAAGCTAGACAGAACTTCCCATCGCAGTTTCCATTTGAGCTTGAAAGCTTCCATCAACAGTTGAACGAGCTCGAGCATAATCTCGCCCCAATCCAGCGTGTCCAAGAAAGCCTCAATGTCTTTGAAAATCGCATCCCAGTCTGCGTTAACTACAAAGCTGACAGCAGCGTCAAGGAAGCCCTCAATCGTACGCTTCAAGGTATCGCCAAATGCAGCCCAGTCAATCTCTGCAAAGAACTGGTTCACATACATGGCGATGTCCTTACCAATAGCAACCCAGTTAATCTCAGAGATGAACTTACGCACACTGAGCACCATGGTATTGACGATCGTACCAATAGCTTTAATAGCAGCACCCCAGTCGATCTTGCTAAGGAAAGCCGTTACAGCGCTTGCAATCTGGCCAACAAAGGAGCACAGCAGGTTAGTTGCGCCAGCCCAGTCAACCTGTTGAATGGTTTTGGTGATTAGCACGCCAAGGTTACTTGCAAAAGTTGACCATTTCAGCCCGTCAACAAATCGTTGAGCCTCTACAACTGTATTGTTGATGAAGGTAACAATCTCTTTCTCTACTGCAGGCCAGTTGATCTTATCAACAAATGCAAGTAGCGCCTTGTTGATACCACTAAGACCTGTGAACAGAGTCAGCGATACGTTAGACCAAGGAATGTTGCCAAACAGACCAGCTACGTAGTCATACAGAGCGCTACCGACCTCTTCCCAGGGGAAGGTATTGACTGCTGTATAGACAGTGTAGAGTGCATTGGTCCACAAGTTGCCAAGTGTTGCGCCAATGCCGCCCCAGTCCAGAGTTGACACGAAGCCTCGAATGCCATCTGTAATGTTGGTGATTACACGCTCGATCTTAGCCATGAACTTCTCAGGCTTGGTGTTGTCGAACGCCCACTGGATGCCTTTGTTCATCAGGTTAGCAATCTCAGCACCAAAACCTTTAAAGTCTGCTTTCTTCCACATGTTGACCAGGCGCTGCATAAACCCGTCAGTGGACATCTGAATCTTGCTGCCGTCCCAAGTCAGGCCGAACACTTCGAGAATAGCATCACGCACCTGGTTGGCTTTCATCCTAACCTTGTCGAACGAAGCAGACAAGCGCTCGATTTCAGCAAGCAGCTTAGGATCCATTTCGGTGCCAATAGCACCGCCAGAGCCACCGCCAGAGCTCTTCGAAGCCTTTTCTTGCAGAATGTTCAACTCGTCGAACGGTGCTAGCAGGTTGTCGATGTCCTTCTTGGCTGACGCAGCAGCATCGCCAACACCTTCCAGAGCGTCAGCTTCATCTTCAGCGGCTCCAGCACCTGCAGTAATAGAGGAGTTGAAGGATCCAAAGTCTAGGCCAATCAAAGTACCAATGAAGGTAAGGATAACTCGAATGGCCATCACGATGCCGTTCAACAGCGGTAAGACTTTCTGAAGCACTGGAATGAAGAAGTTGCCAATAGCTCGAGCAAGTTGAGTGATCTGCTCCTTGAAGATACGAATCTGGTTGGCAGGGGACTCAATGGTGTTACTGAAGTCATTCATCGCATTTTTGGCCTGACGCATCATAGTAACATACCGTAAACCCTGCAGGGTAGCTTCGTTCATTTTAGCGGTGTTACCGTCCATGCCAAGAGAGAGCGCTGTCTGCTTCAACGTAACAGCACGAATATCCATACCGTACTTACGTACAGCACGCGACATGCCCTGCATACCAGAAGCCAGGTTATTCTGAACAGTTTCAATGTCAACATTGAACAGCGAGGAGATGTCGTTTGCAGCCTTGGTCAAGCCCATAGACATCGTCTCAGCGGCCTTAGTATTGCTACCTATAGCATCAGACATCTGATAGAAGTAGCCGACACTAGCGAGGACGTTGCTAGGGTCCATGCCGTACCACTCTTGCATAGCATCGACAAACTTCTGACCAGCTTCAGCACTGTTGCCAAGAGCTACCTGGAACAAGTTCAAGTTCTCAGAGAAGTCAATACTTTGCTTGATAGCCTCAGCTAAGCTAACACCAATGCCAGCACCTACAATGTCCTTAAACGCATCCGCAACAGCCCCAGCAGCAGTTGACAGAGCTCCAAAACCTGTAGTCAGATTGCCGACAAGTTGAGTAGCTTTCCGAGCAAGATCAACAAAAGTGTTTAGACCATCGACAACAACGTCAATTACTTTAAGAATTATGGTCAGCAACTTGTTGAGCTGATCGATATTCCACTGGATAAACTTTTTCCAAGCATTGTCAACCTTTCTGTACAGGTTGACCAGTTGCTTGATCGCGTTGATAATGCCCCGAATAATTGCCAGAACCTGGCTAAGATCTGCAACTGTTGAAGCTCCGGTCAACGCGCCAATCGTATTACCGGAGCCGTCGCCGATAGCTCCAATAGCTCCAGTCAGAGCGTTACCGCCACCGCCTCCACTACCTCCAGCAGCTACTGCTGGCAGTGCTTGGGAACCCTGAGCACTACTACCAGTAACCACTGGTAGTGCTCTTGAAGTGTCGTCTGCTGCTTGTTGAACACGCCTGAAAGCTGCTGCAACTTGACGCATAGCTGAAGCCATTGCGTTGATCTGGTACGTAGTCTGCTCATTGACGTCATTGAAATCAATGTACACAGTGCATAAGCTTCTAACAGCTTTCTGCAACTCCTTAGCAGCATCTACGGCCTGCTTCGTTGCTGCGCCAGTCTGAGTCATTGAAGTAAGACTGTCTTTCAGCTTATTAGCTTCAGATACAAGCTGGTTAATTCGCTGCTTCAAGAAGTCTAAACCCGAAGTATCCGGCTCAATTGATTGCTCAGATATAGCTTCCATCTGATATTGAGCTCGCTCCAATATTTTGATTGCTCGATCTGTAGCTCGTTGAAGATCTTCAGTACTACCTGTGTATTCATATCTTACTTCTTCGTAATCAGTTGCCAACACTTCCACCTCCGTTCTGCTTAAACTGAGCTTCTCTGCGAAGGAACTCCTCAACATCAATCTCGGCTACATGCTTTTGAGGCTTACTTTGAGATTGATCCATCTTGTTGATAACGCTCTGCAGGGGCTTAGGATGAGTTGCGCGTGAATAGTATCCAGCCCAGTAGCCTTGTTGAGCGGCTAGCTTTTGCTGATCCAGTAGTCTGGTTGAATAGCCGTCAACGCAGGCATTGAACTGGTCTAGACTCATATCTAATGTTTGCTCAGGCAGCAGACCGATTCTGAAACCTAAGCTAAACAAATTATTCCACGTTATTGTTGAGCAGTCGCTTCCTGCTCCGGCTGAGGGTTTGCGTTCTCAACCTCGTCATCTTTGATACCCATGATGCCTTGGATGACGGCCTTCAGCTGAAGCATCATCTGCTTTACGTTGTAGTGATCGAGGTACTCCTCCAGGAACTGCTGTCTTGTGTACTGCGTGCGTGCAGTAGGATTAGCGCACCAGAAGGCTTCATACAGAATGCCGACTTGATCCTCCAGAGTCATGTCGCCAATACTGGCAAACACTTCAGAGTACGGCTTATGGTTGTTCTGGCCCTGTACACGATACGCAACACGAAGTGTAGTAGCCAGCTCATAAGTCTCACCGCCCAGGACAACAGATTTGTACTTTTCCATGATATCCTCCAAATGTAATTTTGTAGTTTTGTTGAGAGGGCGCAACCTCTATGAAGTTGCGCCCTGCTGAATTGATTAGCCGCCACCGCCCTCGTTGGGCAGCGTCAGAGTGGTTGCACCGGAGCCAGAGATCTCAGACGTCAGAGAAATCTTGTCGTCCGGAGCAGCGCTGATGTCAAAGCTGGCCACATAGCCCGTACCTTCGAAGTACGTGGTATCGTCCAGGTAGATGCCAATCGTCAGCGGGTCACCGCTTTCGAATGCATCGTAGAACTGCTTCTGCGTACCACCAGCAGCCAGAGCTACAGTGCCGTCGATAGATGCAGTCCAGTCCTTGACAGCAGGCACCTTCTCCTTGTACTTCATACCGAACGCGAGAATCTCGATAATTTCCTTATCCAGATTCAGATCCACGCCGGAGATGTAAGCCAAGGTCTTCGCCGACACGCCAGAGCCAACTTTAACGCTCGCGGTTAAACCGGTAAAAGGCTTTTCAGTCGCAGGCATTCAAATCACTCCTTTATAATGGTGTTAAAAGTTACTTGGAACTCGTGTAGCTTTTCAGGACTCCGACCCAAGTAAATCGGAGTACTAACCAGAAGAACATTCAGCAACTTATCATCGTGATATCGATGCAAGATCTCTTTTGCTTCAGTAGCCCACTGTTGACCAATCTCGTAAGAGGTGTGACGAATCACAATCTTAACAATCGGTCGCAGCATTGAGTTGTTGTGCTGACTACCGAAGAACTCGGTACTTGTCGCCCCGTCGTACTCCATAACACCAACAATTGTGGTGCTTGTTGCGGGGAGATCTCCAATTACCTTAGGCCAATCGCTTGGCAGTAGATCGTAGATATATTCTGCAATCATTTAGACTTCTTCAACCTCCTCCTGATACGACGTTTCATGTTGTACACTTCCTGCTTGAAGGGGTCGCTAATGTAGTGCGCTTTACCCTTGATAGGATGGTTGAACGTTGTATTCTCATGTTGAATGCCTGCATAATCGTAACCTGTCTCAGATTTTGCACTCGCACCAGCACGGATTCCTTGATGGCCTTTTGTATGCGTAGCATTCACATAGATCGAACGTTCCAGCTGTCCTGTCTTATAAGGAGCTTGAGCAACCGCTTTTGCTTTTATTGCAGCAGCTGTCTTGTCCAGCTCCTCATTGGGCACAGTCTCGAGCGTATTCAAAAACTTTTTCAAGTTCTTGATCGCTCGCTGCACACTAGCAGTGCTTGTTGCAGAACTGCCTCTAGACATAGCTCTCGTAACCTTCCGTACGACCAAGCTGGTTGGTGTACTCCTCAACCTCTAAAATAGCCTTACCATCGAAGCGGTCGTCGGCATTAACCTCGACGCTCTCGTCGGTAAAGTATCTTGTCGAGCTTCGGAGTACAGCACCAGTATTGGTCTGCACATCTCGAATAACTCTTTCACGACGACATTTAAGTTGACGAGGGGATTCGTAGATCACTTCGCCAAACTTATCCAGCTGAACATTTCCCCTACTGTCTCTCTTAGCACGTTCGAATGTGCAAGTCTGCTTCAGAAATTTCGTCATTCGACTCATACTGGCCTCCTTGCAATTCGGTAGCCACCTGACATGAACGGTTGAAGGAGTCGTGCTGCCTTCGCAGATACAATACCATACGAAGTAGTGGATCCCCGTCCCCAGGCACCAGAACTTGTCCTTTCAGACAGGTTACCGATGCTGTACGACTCTACTCCCCACTGCCAAAGCTTTTCGTAGAATGCGGCGTCTTCTGAGGTTGAATCATCAGACAGCGCAATGGCGTTTTCAACCTGAGCAGCTTTGACACTGTTAGGCACTTCCGTGCTCGGACATCTTGGAAATGCAGTCTGTTGATCTGGTTGAGACTTGTGCCCTGAGAAGGGCAGAGCTTCGATTGATTCAAAGGATCGTTGCAGCAGCACTTCCTTGTCCTCATCACTCAACCCCTCCCAGGTAAACCGCAAGTCATCGGTTGAAAGGAAGTGCGTCGCAACGTACTCGTCTGCGTACGTAACGTCTACGTAGCCAATGTTCGCCACGCGCACTCACCTCCTTAGCCGTTGGACACGATCTGTGCAATCGGGATCAGCTTCGGATCGACAACGACCTTCCACTGAGCAGCCGTGCCCAGCTGAGTATCAGACGGGGACGTGCAGACCGAACCAGACCCAGTCGGCAGCGTGTAGGTGAAGCCGTTCGGATGCAGCGTCTCACGCAGTCTGGTTGCCAGGACGTTGTAGCCACCAGCAGTCAGCACGGTACGACTGACCTCGACAGGCGTGTCAACAGGGGCCTCAGCGAACTGGATTGCACCAGCACCAAACAGGTACGTGGTGTAGTCCTTCGCAGTAGCGTCCTTCGCATTCGTCGTAACAGGAACACCATCGTCAACAATGACAGTCATGCCATTGTAGTCCGCGATGTTGACAGTTCTCTGAATGCCGGCAGCATCGGTGTACTTCCGGAACTCCAGCAGCTGCTTCTTCGCAAGGTTGAGAGCAACCTTGGAGTGCATGATCGCCAGAGAGAAGATACCGGCGTTGTCGCCAACGGCCTTCTGGATCGCTTCGGCAGCAGATGCTTCGCTGAGCATGTTAGCTTCGCCAGCGGTACCACTCGAGCCAGCAAACACAATGCTGGTCTTGTGGTTCTGCCACGCATCCCAGTAATCGCTCTCGTCATCAGTGATGGCAAAAATGCCCTTCATGATGCCGATCAGACGATTCTGGCGCTGCTTGTTCCAGTACTTCGCGACCTGAGCAGAAATCTGCTGCATCGGGTTGGCACCCGAGTTAAAGTCGCGAATGAAGTCCTTGTCACGCCAAGCATGCATACGGCCGTAGACAACACCAGTCTGAGAGCTGCCGGTCGGATCCGAAACAGTCATGTCAGAAGTGCCGTCGTAGTTATCGGCCGTGCCGCCGATCACATTGTAGAACGGAATCGTGTACAGGTTGGAACCGTTCGCAATCATACGAGCGATCTCACCGTTGCGCTGAACCGCACCGCTATCGATCATAGCAGTACGAGTGGGGTCCTGGGCTGCCTGCCAGTTCATCAGGAAGATTTCCTCATCGAACGGGTAACCAAGAAAAGTACCAGACATTAAACTCACTCACCTTTCATAAATTTTTTGAAGATCTCAGGGTTAGCTTGCTTGAAAGCGATCTGTTGCGCAACGTCCAACTTCAGGAACGCATCACGCGTCGTCACACCTTCAAACTGGGTACCGCCGTCCTTACCCGTGCCGGCAGGAGGAGTAGTCTGCTTAAACAGATAAGCCTTATCGGTCTTAAGCTGAGTCAGCATCTCATCCATACCAACAATCTTGTCGTGCTCGTCCATCGTAATCTTAGTCTTGTCCAGCACACTGGAAGACCAGACCATTTCAGGATCCACGACACCGGCTTCACGCAGCTTTGACAGTGCTGCATACTGCATCTTGACTCCACGAATAGCTTCGTTCGCCTGGTCCTTGTACTTCTGCTCTAAAGCAGCAGTATCTACCGGCTTTCCAGGCAGTACTTCAGGATCATCAGGATCTGCCTTGGGTGGCTTAGGCGTGCTGCCAGGCTCGCCGCTTAAACCAGCAAGTTGATCCCTCAGAGTGTTGCGCTGTGCAATGACTTTATTCAATCTAGTCCTAGGTACCAGATCGTAGTCAAAGTCATCGCCCAGAGCATCAGTCACCTGAGCATACATTTCCGGAGTCAAACTCTTCTTCAACGCATCAAGAAACGACATTGAAATTCCTCCCGTTTAACGCCCGTCGGCTTGTTTATCAGAATGACCTTAGAGGCCATATCTACATAATTAGAAGCAGAACGCAAAAGAAACACCATTAGACTCGCGTCCACCGCTGTTCTGTTCATAGCCGCTACTACCTACAATACAATAGTAGAAACCTGTACCTTCATAGGCCGTCCTAGTCCACCACTCTATTGCAGTGCCATCCCTTTTCCTCTTTACCCTTTTAGCAGCTGTGCTAAAATACTCTGTATAGGGCTGACCCTCCTTAGGACTCTGACTGCTCCATACCTCAGACTGTGAAGGAATAAAGAGAGTTTCAGCAGTAGTAGAGTATGTTACATAGTTCTCGCCACCATCTCCAGTAGTTTTTGACACCTGCTTGATAGCAGATCGCACTTCTTCAGGCATTAACTGCAGAATCGACGGGAGCACTGTGTTTCTCATACGTGTATTCTTCCACGCTTTTGTCGAACTACTATACGAGCTATTCATCTGGTACAGAGTATCGTAGCAATTATGCAATATGAATGTCAGAGGAGCCTTTCCCGATCCGTCGTAATAATCATCATGATTTTTTCCAAGAATATCAATTTGATATTCTGTACCATTGATAATCATAGTCTTGCTATCGCCAACAGCCCACGTATCTGGTACAGCACCGCTTTGACATGCTTCAATAATAGTGCTCCAATCGTTATCCGCAAATACTGGTACATACATTTTTAAAGCAACAGCAGCCTCGCCGATTAAAACATCCGCAGTAGCATATTGAGCGCCCAAAGTACCAACGACCGTCCATGTACCGACCTCATCCACAATCAATGTACACTGTCCGTCAGCATCAGCTACGCCAGAAACTACCTTGCTGCCCTTTGTAGCTGTGATTGTCGCGCCCGCGCTAGCCGTAACAACGATCTGCAGCTGCGGTGCAGTCATGGTGCCGGTAATCAGCTCGCCACTCGCATCGTGCGCGGTCTCGCCTTGTGCAAGCTTCGCTGCTGTAACGGTGTCCTGTGTCAGATCAAGCTTTACTTCGCCGTTGATCTCAACCTTGTTGACTGCCACGATTAAGCACCTACTTTCAGCGTCTGTCCTCCCTGAGCATTATCTGTATAGGATACCGGGATGGCCTCGACCGTCACCTGAGACAAACAGTTGTACTCTGCATCGGGTAAAATCTGTTGCGAGGCAAAGGTCGGCGTAGCCGTCTTCGCCTGCGGCTTCATGCCCTCAGAACCAGACATAGTGCCCTCAACACCGAGCACTGTAATGCCCTCGCGGATATTCGTCGGGATCAGCTTTGCCGCCTCGTCCTCCGCGATCTGCGCTTTGCCGGAACCATCGTGGAATCCCATCGGAATCGTGACAGGCGCAGATTTATCGATGATATCCAACGTCTTCGCGCCGTTATTCGGCATCGTGCCGGTGACCTTCGCTCCCGCTACATAAGCAGTCTTATCTTTCAGAATTTCTGCAGCTGCAGCCGTCGCATCCGAGGTATCCGCATCCTTCGTACTAGTACCAACAATAGGTGCACCAGATCGATCATGGGCTTTAATACCCTCAGCCAGCTTATCAGGAGTGATATCGTCCTGAGTAAGGTCAAGTTTAACTTCCGTACCAATGATAACCTTGTTTACATACTGATTAGCCATAGTACTCCTCCCCTATGATAAGTGTCTTTCCATCAGCTGTGTTCGAAACCTCAAACTGTGGAATTTTACGAATAGTCACGTCCTTAGACATAACCATATTCTGTGTAGCCATAACTTTATCGTTGTAAGTTGAAGGAGTTACCTCGTAATCACCCTCATACTTCTCACCAACTACGTTGATCAACGACACATCCTGCAGCTGTACCTGAATTGTACTCGGTGCAGCTACATGGACATTGATCTCAGATTGTCCGGTCAGGTTGATCTCAATGCTCAATCACAGCACCTCCCTAGATGTGCTAGCCTCCACATTGATCGGATCTGCTAACGTACCACGCACAACATCGGGAGAGCCTGGGAACTTAATTCGGACAATAACTTTAAGACTAGACTTCGGACTCAACTTGAAGGTCTCCTGTTGAGACAAGTACAGCTGATAGCACTCATCCCGATACTCAACATCTCCAGGGTAGTACTTCAATAAGTTGCCCAAACTAAATTCGATGGTTTCGACATTAGCAGGGAGTATCTCAGTCTTATCTACAAGAAGCTTGAAGGGCAAGTAGTAAGCATCGCCCTGCATAATGGTCATATTACTCACCATCCTCCATATTAGTTGCAGATCTAAAATTATTCAGACCTGTTACGGAGCCCTTAGCGGAGCTATTAACACCAGTACCATCTTGCGGACCAGGATGATTCGGATCTTCCACCGCGTCGGGTTGAAGAAGCTCTCTTTCGGCTAGGATCATTTGAATCCACTGCTTAGCCTCGTCATTAGATCTATTGAAGTACTCCATGATAGCCTTTTCCAGAGGCATCATCTGAGTTGCGCCGGAGGCCAGCTTAGCATTCTCGATATTCTCACGCGGATCATCAGGCAGACCATCAGACCACAGCACCGAAATGTTCTCATACTGAAGCTGCTTACTCAAACTTGCGAACAGTTGACGGACTGGCCGAGTCAAGGCGTTAGCAATTCGACGAGCTTTTGCAAGAGGGTTGACCATCTTGAAACGCATCGCAGTCCCACTAATTGCTTGGCTAGATCCATCCTGGCCACCGAGCAATGCAGCACCCATCTCGCTCAAAATGTACAGCTGGTTGATCAAGAACTCAAGCTGCTTGAATGCACTCGTAAGCTGACCGTCCCAAGTCATGTACTTTGGCTGTTCCTCACCAGGAGACACAGCAAAGAACTTACCACTGTGCAGATGGTACTCACCAGTTCGAGCATCGCACTCAAGCATCGAGACAGGACCTGTGATGTTAGGATCAGCATGCTTATCCAGGATAGCAGAAATCTGACCAACACGAGCCATAATCTCCGCGAGAATGCTGTCTAGCGGCATGTAATCGTCGTAGCCATACACGCTGTTGGAGGTTGAGAATGCTCGAATATGTTGAACAGCGCAGCGATCCAGCCCAGTAGAGGTCCAACCGCTGCTAACCTGATCCAGAATCACGCTACCAGACTCGTTCATCTTATAAATGCGAGTTTCGTATCGACCAACCTCAGAAGGAGCTGTGCTGTGAATCTGTACATGTAAGTACCAATCAGGCTTAGCCGGATCGCCGGTGATATTCTCACGCCAGCACAAGCAGTGTGCCATAATGCTGTTGGTGCCGTCCTGTCTAACTACAGGGTACCACTGAGCAGGATCCCAGCAAGTAAAATTGTAGTTGCCATCGTAGTCTAAGTACAAACGCCACACTGCATCGCCGTAACGACTAATATCGATTACAGTTGAGTACACCTTGGCGTCAAAATCAGAAGTATCGCGAACGTTGCGAATAGTCTCATTCTCTTCAGCGGATGCACCAGAAATGTTGGGATGCTCACCGCAGACAAGGTCTGCCATTTTGAGAGACATCAACCGCTGATAGTTGAGAAGAGTTGGGAAGGACACAACCTCTTCAAAATTACCAATCACCTGTGAGATACGCTTCGCACACTGAATGTAGCAGTTGATGCTGTCTACCTGATGCAGATCGTGCGTACGAAATGCGGGGTCTGCAAAATGGTCACCATCAAACAGTTGAGCATTCTGGCAGTAACGCATTACGCGAGGCATCTCGCAAACCGGAGGAAAGCTCTGCCCCGGCTTCAACCAATCAAAATTATAGAGCATACACTTCACTCCTTAAACTTTATA